ACAGTTGGTCCATTTCGCGGATAAGGTGATAGCAATTCCCCTTTTCCGCGTGGCTCCGCCAGCTTCCGTAGGATTGTTTAATCTCCCGCATGGTGATTTTTCCGCGGTCCAGCAAAGCCCGCTGTTTCTTTAGCTTCCGTTGTTCATTGCTCTTGCTTGCCCTCCTTACTTTCCGAATCACTTTGCCGCTGTCGGTCAGGTATGAATGAAACCCTAAAAAGTCAATACCGTTCCGCAAAGGAAAGATGTTCGTTTTGTTGTTCAAGGTCAGCCCCAGCCGGGCAACATACCGTTCTATTTCGCGGCGGCAATACTGCAAGTACGCCTTGTCCTCATGTATCAAGTAAAAGTCGTCCATATACCGCCCATAATAGCGAATACCCAGCTTTTCCTTGATGAAATGATCTAACCCCGAAAGGTACATGACCGCGAACCATTGTGAAGTTTGATTTCCAATCGGAACGCCCGGATTCTCCGTACTGTCAATAATCATATCGACAAGCCATAGAACGCCGGGGCTTTTGACGTACTGCCGTACCATCTGTTTTAACGGTTCATGCTGAATCGAATAGAAATACTTCGATATGTCGCATTTGAGAACCCAGCCGTCGGCGTAATCGGCGGCTTGCGGGGCGGGCCGCGGCAACCCCTCCTCCCGGCCCTCCCGCTCCGCCTTTGCCTTGTGTGAAAAATAATAGGACCGCATGAACTCTTCCAGCCTGTATAGGCCGTCATGCGTCCCGCGCCCGCGCTGTGAAGCGTAGTTGTCCCGGATAAAGGCGCGGGAAAATGCTGGTTCAAGTATGTTATCGCATAGGGAATGCTGAACGACTTTATCTTTGAACGCGTTTGTCATAACGACGCGCTCTTTCGGTTCGTACACCCGAAAAACGAAATAGTCAGACGGTTTATACGTCCTGTTTTTCAGCATTTCCGAAAGTAGGCAAATTGCTTCCAGCAAATTCGCTTCAAACTTTGCGACGCTGGCTTTGCCCCTTTTACCTCTGCGGGCTTTCAGGAACCCCGCATACAGGTTTCCGAAATCATATACCCGCGTAAAATCTGCGTCTGTCATTATAAAAACTCCTTGCCGTGTATAGAATCCGCCTTGCAGGGCGTTTCCCACCCCGTCAATGCTTCATCATCGGACCCCGCCACGCGCCCGCGGCGGGGCGGAAGCTGGTTCCCGTGGGCACAAGCTTTCCCAATCTTGTATTTACCGCCGCCCTCTCACCGCGGCGGAGGGATACACCTTCCTTTGATAGTGGGCCTCTGTTTTCGGCTTTTGGCTTACTCAATCGCGGAAATCCACCAAAGCGGGCGAACGCCCCTGTTGCCGTTGTACGCGTTGTTCCAGTTCATCGCGCCGGAGGAATTGACGTTGCGGACGTTGTACGAGTTGGACGCTACAAGGCATACCCCAAAGAAAACCCGGCGGGCTTTATCGCCGCGCCGGGGTCCCTCTCTGCATAGTTGCCGCCCTCTGCTGATCTTGCTTGCGCCACTTCGCCGTCATGTACTTAACGTCCAAAACGGCTTTTGTCCATGCGGCGCATTGATCGTTTGAAATAAGTTCCAGTTCAAGGGAAAGTTCAATCAGAAAAAGGACTGTCTTGCATTTTGTCAAAGCCTTTTTCTGTTCGTATCTTCGTTCCCGGAACTCTTGCAGGTCGGCAAGGTCAAGTTCGTTTGCTTCCTGTATATGCTGGAAAATATCAATCGTCAGGTCGTGTAATCGGTTCACAATAGTAAAGCGATACTTTTTCGGAAAACGCCTGTCATTCGTCATTCGGAATGTATGCTTTACAAGGTCTTTCGCCTTTGTGATTATGGTAAATTCGCTTTGTTCAGCTTGTTTCGGCGGCGGGTTCATTTCAAACACCGCCTTTCCCTGATTCGCGCAACCTCCGCCGGGTTCCCGTCAAACGTGAACCCGTGTTCTGTGACAGTAAGAACCGCCCGCGCCCCGGTGTAGGTTGTCCCGCTGATCGTCAGCACGTCAGCGGCCCCGCACCGTTCGCAAGGCGGTTCAATTTCTGTAAACAGGTTCCCAATTATGCAGGACAGTTCCCGGCGTGTGCAAGCATATTCCGTCAACATTCGATTCTCTGCCGTTCCGCGTTCCAAATACCCTTAGTCAGAATGATTCCGTCAAGGGAATCAAAAGACACAAGAAACGGGTTCCCGGTAATGTTATTGAAAAGTCCATCTTCCACACGGGCAATGCGGCTTTCAAGGCCCGCGGCAAGATTCAGGGCTTGCGCCGCGTCCTCTGCCGCCTTTGCCGCTGTTTCAACCGCCGCGCTCCATGCGGCCTTTTCTTCCGCCGAAACGTGAATGTCTGCGTCCTCTGTATGCTCGATCAGGCCGGAAATAGCCGTGTCATAGTTTCCCATTGTGGTGGGGTTCACGTGAATATCGCTGTTGTTTACATGGGCGTTCAGGTCGGTAACGTCCGCTTTCTGCTCGAACTTTGCTTCATGGGCCGTCTGCGCGGCGTTGTGTTCCTGAATGTCCTTTTTCGTCGCGGTCAGGGCGTAGGGGTCAACGATGAACGTAATAATTCCCGTGTTTGAAAACTCGATGTGCATTGTCACTTCAACTTCGCCCGCCGCGCCGCTGGTAATTATGACTTTTTCCGTGTCCGGCGTGTTGCAAATGGCAATCGTGTATTCGCCGTCGTCCAGAACCGCCATTTCGCGGATAGTGAACCCGCCCACGTCGGAGGGGATAACCGCCACAACGTCAATCATGTTCGGGGAATCCGGGTTGACGGTCACGCTGGACACGTCCCCGCGCCACGTTTCATTTTTTAGCCCCTGCATATCTGCCGACGGCACGTAATAGGCCCCGCCGCCGTCGCCGACGGCAAGGGTTGTCAGGTTGATTTTTTTACCCTCCAACACCGCTTCGCGGGTTCGCATGGTCCCCACGTCGGTTACGATAGTTCCGAATTTTTTTGTCGTTTCCTCTGGCATTGTCTATCCCTCATTTCTCAAAGGTTGAATTTGAAGCTTTCGCGTCTGCTGTGTGTAGCCGCCGAAAAGCATTGACCCGCTGGACGTGATGAAGTTTGTAAGCGACGGATTGATTTCAAGCCGCGTCGCAAACGTCGCAACGGCCCCGACAAACACGGTTGCTTCCTCTGTGAAGTTGTCCGCCAAATACGGCCACACTTCAAGGCGGGTTCCTATTGCGTGATACCCGGCGACGTGAATTGTCGCCGCTTGCTCCATCTGGTAACTGATCGTTTCCAAATGGGAACGCAAATTTTTATAGAACCGCACCCGCTCCAATACTGCCGCTTGCTGTTCGGCTGTCACGCCCTCCGCCGCGCCGATAATCACTTTGAAGCGGAACGGGTCGCCGCCGTACTCGAACCACTCTTGAACCTTTGTGCCAGGGAATACGGCTCCCAGCGCGGTTTCAACGGCGTACTTTGTCCCCAGCCGCCTGTGTACCCTTACGCTGTCTTTAATAGTCCGCCGTTTTACCTCTATCGGGTAAGAATAGTCGTACCAATCGACGTGGAGATCATAGGCCAAAATATCAAGGGTCTGTTCGTCCAGTTCGTCAATGCGGGCATAGATTATGTTTTGCTTGATCTGCCGTGCCGTGGCCTGTAATTGCTCCGCTATGGTCTGTGCAAGCGCAAGCATATTCGGGTCGTTTTTCAGGGCGGGCGGAAGCGAACGTGTAAAGTCGATTGAATACAGGTCATTCACTCTCTGCACCCCCGTTCACCGCCGACGCGCTCCCGCTCAAAAGCGCAACCGCATTGTCAGGAACGACGGCAAAGGCCGGGGAACGGATTTCAACGCGCTTTGCGCCCGCTTGCATAAGCAGGGCGGTTAAATAGGACGGGTTCACGTCCCGCCCCATTCTTGCCCCCTGCCATTCGCGGAACGTCTGAACCGCCGCGGCGATATTTGCCGCCACCGTTTCCGCGCTTACCGCTCCGCCCTCTTGCGTGTAATAGGTGAAGTCGATAGCATACGAAACCGTTTCAGGGGCCGCAACGGTAACGTGATCGGTCAGGGGGCGCACATTGTCCGCGTTCAGAATGTCCGAAACGGTTTTCAGCATTTCCGTTCCCGGCAATTCGCCCCCTGCAAGCAGAACCCGCACGTCAACTTCCCCCGGTTCCGGGGAAGTTGCTTTCACGTCCACAATCAAGGCCGACGCGGTTTTTGCGAAATACTCATAAGCCCCCAGCGGCCCTGCGGTCGAAAAG